GAAGCTCCCTTCGCCCAGTTTGGACAGCCGCGCGTTTCTGTTAGGCCATATGGATGGCGCCAAGATTCAGCCGCATGGCGTGCATAGGAGTCTGCCCGCTGGTCCGGAGGCCGCGCAATGAGTGAATACATGACCAGGGCAGAGGCGCTGAAGTTGCTTCGCGAGCGGACCGGGCGCGCCTACACCATGGGGATTTTCTCCAAGCGGTTGCGACGGGATCGCGTGTGGGCTTGGACCAAGGAAATCTGGATAACAGATATTGAGAATTTCCTTCGGCATCGCGAAGAACGGATCGCTCGATCTGACGAGGAAGTTGGGCTGTCGCGCCTCTCGCGGATTTGCGAGGACCTTTGCGCCAGGGATACGACACTCAAAAATCTCGCCATGCTCCTAAAGAGCAGCCCTGAGGCAGTGAAGCATCTTAAATCCGCGCGTGGTGCCCTGGCCTGGGCAGTGATCGGATTACTTAATGCGCAGCGTGCGCTGCGTGAGGCCAAGGGGGCCTCCGTGGGTAGCACCGGCACTCCTGCCGGTGGATCGGGCGCGGTCACAGCCAGGAGTGGCTGTGCTACTCCTGCCGGTGAATGCGCGCCACAGCCAGGAGTGGCTGTGCTACCGGAGGCGCAATGATTTTGTGGAATGATCCACGGGACTGCGCGGCGAAAGGGAAGTGCATTAATGCCGTGGACGGGAAGCCAAAAGTCTTCACACCGAAACGCCGATGGCAAAAGTTTTGTGTGCCCAAGTGCGGGGACGCGTTTAATAGTTCCCGGCTCGTGCGTAGGAAGCCCGCTGCGTCGGCGAGGATCGATTCTGACGGGTGTAACACCCATTTGTCGACGCGACGACCGTCACACGCAATTTGCTGGCAGCGGGGGCGGGGATTCAAGGTTACAGGGGACAGGTTTCAGGGGACAGAAAAACAGGGAACAGGCCGCCCGGTGTTGCGGGTTTATGACAATGGCGTGGTGGCGGGGTTTCGGCTGGTAAAGAAGGTGTCGGGTGCCAGGTGTCAGGTGCCAGGGAAAATCGCGGAGGTGGCGGCGTGTTCGTGAAGACTGCTATTCGCTTCGTACGAACGGCTGGCCGCTTATCCTATGCGCGATTCCGTCAGGGCGTTCGCCGCGCAGAAGCTGAAGTGCTGATCTGGTTAATCACTAAGGCGAGCGACCGCCTCATGGCAATTGCGCGGAAGCACTTGGGGGTTCCAGCGTGAAAGTTAAGACACTCGCCTCGCTTCGCCGCGAGATTGATCATTTTATGCGCAGCCAGCCGCACGCCAAGGAATTCGGTCCGCTCGCCATGCAGGATCTGGCGAAGCAGGCGGTGAAGGCTCAGAAGCGTATTGAAAAGCTCGGATATAAATGGGATGCCGAGAGAGAGCTTTGGCGAGCACCCGTGTCCCGAGCCCCGAATCCCGTATCCCGGTAAAGTAGAGGATGCGCTCCATGGCCCACAAATCGCACAGTAAGGGAGCCTGTCCGAAGTGCGGCAAGCCCGCGCTGCTGGTCCTGAAAACGCGGCGGCGCAAGGGCGTCATCATCCGTTACCTCCGCTGCTTTAGCTGTGGCAAGCGCCTGCGCGAGGACGAATTTGTACTAGAACAATCGGCGCGCGTGGTATTGACAACGTGAGAAACCATGGTAAATGTGGGAGCGTTATGGAAGAGCGCGAATTAATCGAGGCGTTAAAAGAAGCCGACCTGAGCAAGAGCACCGCGCTGGTAATTAAGTACAACGTCGCGGCGTTCAATGGGGATGTAGACAAGGCGGCGAAGAAGTTGAACACCTCGCAGGCCACCATTTATCGATGGCTGGCAATGCTGAAGAAGGATGCCTGAAACGCAGAGACGCGAAGGCGCAGAGAAATGCACCTGATTAATATCTTAAACGCGACGAAGGCGGAGAACGCAAGCCGCAGGCCGATAAATAGCGGGCTGATTGTGGCCTCTGCGTCTCCGCGTCTCTGCGGTGAACGATTTTGCGGTAACCAACCCGCATCCCCCGCGATTGGTGGGGGACCTGGCCGGAGTCAACGGCTTCGGCCAAATGTTTCGTCCCGGTCCGATCAATCGGGACGAGAGTGCAGCGAGTGTGCACGCTGCCTGGGAGTCGGGGCGGACCTGGAACCGCCCCTTCCCCTTTAGAGACTAAATCAAATTGCCCTGCCGGAACTTCTCGGGACTGGCGGGGTAGGAGGGCGGCGGCGGCCCCGAGAACGTCGCTGCTGCCCGACTTGGACGAACTGAAAAAACAGAATTCGCCAGTTACCCCTCCGACAGGGGCGGCTGCTCCCCAGACATTACCGGGACCGGCAGCCGCCCCGCCTCTTCTGTCACCTGTAACCTGTCACCTATCACCTGCCGAACTATCCTTCCTGCGCAGCATCGTGCAGATCGCGCTCGATATGTGGCACGCATTCCGCATTCCCTTCGCCATCATCCTCGCTCAAGCGATCCTCGAAACCTCCTGGGGAAAATCCATCCTTATCAAAGCGGCCAACAACTGGTTTGGGATTAAGTACGCCCATCGCCAGGGTGCGGAGGATTACGGCGAGTTCGATTGCCGGACATGGGAAATGATCGACGGCCAGAAGAAGGAAATGCTCGCGGCGTTCCAGAAGTTTCCCAACACGCACGATTGCTTCAGCGCGCACTCACTGCTGCTGCTTCGGAATGCGTGCGTGGTGAAAGCGATTCCGCAAGGCTGGCAGGCCGTGGCCGTGGCCCTGGGGCCGTGGACGGACCAGGACAGAGCATTCATGAAGCGCGGGATCCAACCCGACCACGCCAACTATTCCACCAACGGCGCTTATCCCGAACGGCTCGGCGCACTGGTCCGCGAGCTCCACCTGGACGATCAGCGGTTTGTGGAAGAACTCGCTGCGAATTCCGGGTCCCTAACCCCGAAGCCCGAATCCCGAGACAAGGAGCATAAACAATGAAGAGAATGGTTCTAAGTTTGGTACTAGCGTACTCAATGATCTTTGGCACGGCCTGCACGCCCAAGGGCTGGGAAGTGGAAGCCGAACAAATCGCCGAAATGGCTCTGCCGATTGCAGCCAGCGTCTTCGCAGTGGCAGTGCCGGGAGCCGCGCCTTACGCTGCCGCGATTCAGGGCGGAGCGCAGGCGTTGGTGACAGCACTCCAGGCTGCGCAAAAGACACCCAACGCCACGACTGCCCAGAACGTGACCGCAGTGGTGAATAGTCTCCAAGGAAACATCAACCAACTGTTGGCCGCGTTACAGGTGAAAGACCCTGCTTCCACCGCCAAGGCGACGGCCTACGCCAACCTTTTGGCACAAGCAGTGGATGAAATCGCGCAGATCCTTGAGGCGAACACCAACACTGCCGTCGCGGCTTTAGACATCCCGGCTGGCGCTATCCACGTAACCCGCACGCACAAAGCCAAGGGGTGGAAGGCGAAGAAAATCAAGAAGGCGTACGACAAGATGCGGGTCATACAGCCCTGCCACTTCTGGCAGAAGTGCTCGCCCAACGTGTAGTGAAGACCGGGGCCAGGGGGAAGGGATTAGGGAAACCCAGAACCCAGCCCCCAGTACCCAGAACCAAGGCTAGAGGAGCTTCGTGATGTTCGGAATCGATGTTAATGCGGTTAAAAGCTGCTTCCAGGGGTTCCAGGAAAACGTAGCACGCCTGGAGCCCTCGAATGATCCCACGGTAAGGACAATCGTGGCATTCATCCTGGCGCTCGGAAAAGCCTTTGGAGTGAAATGACATGGACATCCAAGCGATTCAAGTTCAGGCGTTAGTAACGTTCTTAATGCCGCTACTGATTCAGTTAGCAAAACGGTCACAGGTCAAATGGCTCGACTGGATCGACCAGGCGAAGCCGAAAGTCTGCATGGCGACTTCGGCCATCACGGCGCTCCTGACGGCAGGCGGCATCCAGTTCGCGCACGCGCCGGGAACTTTGACGATTCACTATCCCGATGCCACCACGTTCCTTCACGGCGTGATGGTCTTCTTAGTGTCGGCAATCTTCCAGCTTGCCGGCCAGCACGCGCTCTACGACGGGTTCTGGCGGTATGTGGTAACGAGTTCCACGAATGCAGTAGGCAGTAAGCAGCTTCCGGGGTCCGAGCCCGCGTCCCGTATCCCAAGTCCCGAAACCCGAGGTCTTTGATGATCGACGTTGGCAACATTATGGGCGGTGCAGGAATACTGCTGGGATCATCGATGGCGGGCGCGGGGGCATTAAAGATGTTTCTTTCGGGAGCGCAGTCGGTGGGGCGGATCTCCGACGCCTTGGAGCGCACGGCAAACGCCGCTGAGCGGCAGGCCGCCGTGGCGGAGCAATACGCCAAACTCAGCGAGACGCTCTATGACCTGCGCGAAGGGCAAGAGCAAATTCGCGTGACAATGTCCACGCTGGCGGGGAGCGTGCAGGAACTGCCGTGCGTTACCAGCCCGCTGAGATCGTCCTTGGCAGAGAAGTGCGAGGCGCAATGAGCGACGAACTGCGAGTTCACAGAATGCAGCGCAAGTTGATCATGGAGTATTTGGTCAGGAAACAGTTCGGGTGGGTCGCCCCTCTGCGGCTGCTCTATCACCTGCGCGATCTGCGGTACGCCTGCACGCGAGTGACGCTGAATTTCCACCTCAACTACATGGCCATGGCGGATAAGCGCTGGATCGAGATTGAGTGGAAGCCCACAGAGATCGGTGAAGAGCCTGAGATCCTGAGCGTGAGGGCTACGGGTATGGGTGTGGATGCGCTCGACACTCACAAGCTGGATGTGGTGTCTGCCGTTGGATCAGAAGGGCGAGAGGACGGTTAGCACTCTTACTTTTAGCTGATAGCTGAGAGCTGAAAGCTGACAACTGATTTATGGGAACTGCATCGCGCAAAACGTGGCTGGAAAAACAGACCGAGGAGGTCCGCAAGGAAATCCTGGCCATGGACGATGGCGCCATGACTCTCGAACAGATGGTGGCGGCGCTGAAGGATCTGTATGGAATCGTCGTGGCGGTCAGCACGCTGGGGGCCTCGCTAAAGGCGTATCGCGAATCGATGCATTTGAGCTGGGCGGCGGACTGGGGCGAGGAGCTGGAAAAACAGGTCGAGCAAAACCCCCACCTTCAGGTATCCAAGCTTGCCCGGAATTTTGTGACCCAGAAAGTGGCGTCTTCGGCCTTCAGCGGAGGGCCGATGAAGGCTGAGGATGCCGTAGCTTTTGCGCAAGCTGAACGCCGGATGGATTTGCAAGAGCGCCGGACAGCGGCGGTGGAAGAACGCAACCGGCTGAAGAAGGAAGAGATCGCGTTGGATGCAAGGCGCGTCGACATGCTCGAACGCAAGCTGCCGGCCGTGGCGGCGGATGTTGCGAAAGAGGCGGATGCAGCGGCCAAGTCGGGCAAGCCGTTTGATGAGAAAGAAGTGTTACGAAAGATCTCCGCCGTGATCGGAGTGGGTGGACAACCGGAAGAGCGGATTGAATCCGCAGATTACGCAGATTGCGCAGATAAGACGGAGCCGGAAAAGCATTGAAGCCTGATCTGAGCAAGAACAAAACGGTACTTTATCCCTACCAGCGGCGCTGGGCCAATGATCCGGCGCGACGCGCTATCGCTGTCAAAGGTGCGCAGGAAGGTTTCTCGACGGCAACAGCGGCATGGGCGGTGAACCGTTGCATCGAATTTGATCGCCGCACGATTACGTTTCTTTCGCGGTCGGACCGGCAATCGATGGAATTAGGACAGAAGGCAAAGGCTTGGGTGGATGGCTATAAAGGTGTGATCGCCCAGTACCACCCCGACGTTCCTATGCGCTTCGGCGACACCGTCGCTCTGACTCATCAGGTTTCCTTCCCGAACGCTTCGCGGGTGATTTGTGTGGCGGCTAATCCCGACACGGCGCGCGGTGATTCGGGCGACATCGTCCTTGATGAATTCGCTTTCCATAAGGACCCCTACGCGATTTTTAAGGCGGCCTACCGCCAGATCACGCGCGGCTATTCGATGCGCGTGCTCTCCACCCCCAACGGTGTGCTGGGCAAATATTACGAGATTGTAAAGCTGCTCGGACTCGACACCGGCATTCGCCCGCGCCGGCAGCCCATCTTCGCGCACGGATGGTCAGGGCACTGGTGCGATATCTACCTTGCCGTCGAAGAGGGATTGCCCGTCGATCCCGCCGACATCAAAGAGGGCCTGGAAGGCGACGAGGAGACCTGGCAGCAGGAATATCTCTGCCAGTTCATTTCGCAGGCGAGTCAATGGATTCCGCCCGGTCTTTACCTCGACAACACGTCGAGTGAGGCTTCGGTTGAGTTACCGGAATCAATCGAGAAGAACTCGCTTTACGCAGGATGGGATATAGCGCGTAGCCGTGACTTCTCGGTGATCTGGTGCCTCCGTCGTCTTGGCGACGTGACTTGGACGCGAGGGATTATCGAAATGCGCAATATCCCCACGCCTGACCAAGTGGCGCGCGCGCGGGTCCTGATGCCCTTTGTTCGCCGCATGAATATTGATAAGGGCGTGATGGGCCTTTCCATGTACGAAACGCTGGATCGCGAGTTCCCCGGCAAAGTTGAGGGCGTGCAGTTCGGCGCTCCGATCAAAGAGCAGTTGGCAGTGCTTCAGAAGCGGCGCATGGAAGATCACAAGTGCCGCTTGCCTGATTACGAAACGGCGCGGCGTTCGTTCCAATCGCTGAAGAAAACCACCAATTCGATTGGCCAGGCGCGATTCGATACCGAGCACGATTCCAAGTTCGGCCATGGCGATCACTTCTGGGCATCGGCACTCGCGGAAGCGGCGGCGGAGCAGCCCACATCGAGCATGGAGGATGCGTTCATTGGCGGCGAGCCGGTGTGTGAAGGTTTCGGCGCGCGGGAAGCTCCTGGGTTCACAGCGGAGAATTTAGTACACGTTTTCTAAAGGGTGACAGGTGAAGGCTAAAGGCTCCAATTCGAAAAAGATTCGGGAAGCGCGGGTGATTCACGCCGAGCGCAACACGCTTCAGGCTCGCACCGATCGTGCGGTTACGCTGGCGGATACGGAGCTAGGGTATCAGGTGTCGGGTGCCGGTTCCCCAACCCCTAATCCCCAGTCCCTAGCCCCCGGTTTTCCAGCCCCTGTGCCTCTTCCTCCCAGCATTCCGCGTGCCACCATTGGCGAGATTCAGGCCAAGGTTGCGCAGGGCTACACGATTCTGTTTGGCGCTTCCGGCACCGCCATTCCCTCCGGATTTATCACCGACCTGGGTGAGTATGACCCGCAGATTCGCGGCCTGCAGGCAGTGCGCGTCTACGAGAAGATGCGGCGGGGCGACGGCCAGGTGCGAGGCCTACTCAACGCGCGTACTTGGCCGATTGAGTCAGCGCGCTGGGAAGTGGCGCCGCCTCCCGAAGAGCAGGGGACGGGGAAAGTCGGCAGTAACGGCGCCGGCCGGAACACCGCCAACAAGCGCCAGGAGAGCACCGACTTTTGCCGGGAGAATCTTTTCGGCGGCCTGGAATTCCGCACCGTCCATGGCGCAACAGTCAGCCAGACTTTCGATGACGTGCTGCGGAATTGCCTTCGCGCCTACACTTTTGGCTGCTCGATTGCCGAGATCGTCTATCGCGTGGAGGGTTCGCGCTTGATGGTGGCTCGCCTCGCGGACCGCCAGGCGCTAACGTTCTACCGATGGCACACCGACCCGTGGATCCTGGACAACAGTTTGCCGCAGGGCAAATATGATGATGGCGAAACTCTTTACGCGCTTCAACAGTATGGCTGGCGCGGCGGTCAGTTCATTACGCCCACATTGCCTGCCGACAAAATCCTGCGCGTGACGGCGAATCAGGAGGGGGCGAACTTCTGGGGTTTCCCCGATACGCGCCCGATGTATCCCCATCAATTCGTGAAGGCCATTCTGCGCCGGCTGAATGCCATTGCCTGCGAACGGAACGGCATGGGGGTTCCGGTCATCATCCTGCCTCCCAACGCCAGCGCCGAGGATAAGCAGACCGCGCAGAATTTCGTTACCCAGCTTGCGATTCATGAGAAGACCGGCCTGAGTTTGCCGAATGGCGCGGAGCTGAAGATTCTCGCCGTGGAGGGCACGCCGCGAGAGATCCTGCCCACCATCGAGTATGAGGATATGCAGATGGCGCGCTCGCTGCTCGCCATGTTTATGCAGCAGGGCGGCGGCCAAAAGAGCGGCGGCTCGGGCGGCAATCGCGCGCTGATGGAGGGGCAAACCGATTTCTTCATGCTGGCCTTGCAGCTTTCCGCTGACTTCGTCGCCAACTGCATTCGCAACCAAGTTCTGAAGCCGCTTATCGAGATGAATTTCGGCGTGGGCGCACCGGTACCCATGCTGAAAGCCTCAAACGTTCAAGCGCGCGGTCTTGATGACATCGTGAAAGCGATTAGTCAACTCTCTACGGCGGGCGCGTGGATCTCCGATGAAGGCTCACTGAATCAGTTGCGCGGTGAACTGGGATTCCAGGCGCTCTCGCACGAAGACCTGAAGAGCGGGGAAACGATTTTGCCAGGCAAAGCGACGGCCTCAGTGCCAGGGGTAGGCGGCAGTGGGCAGGCGGCAGTAGGCAGCGGGGAGTCGGCAGTAGGCAGTAGGCAGTCGGCAGTAGGCGGCAAACCACAGACTCAAAGCGCGCAAAGGGCGGATGCAATTCATCTTTCTGACTCGTCACTCGTCACTCGTCACTTGTCACTGGGTCGCTTTCGCGACACCGACTCGCCGTTCTGGCACGAGGGACATCCAGAGCATTTACGCAAGGTCCATGCGCACGAGACGCACATCGATTTCCCCGAGATCCAACGGGCGATGGACCACACGCAAAACGAAATTGCGCGGGTTCTTCGAGCCTCGAAAACAGCGGTTATCAAGCCTATTGCCGCTTCCACCGTCCAGCAACATCGCACCAAGACAGATTCCAGTGCCATGACGTTTGGGCATAACCAGGCACTGGATGACAAGTTGACACCCATCCTGGCGGCGGCGTATCGCGCACAGCACGCGTTGGCCGTGGAAGAAGCGAAACGTGCTGTGGCAGCTCGGCAGGTGGGCAGCAGGCAGATGGCCGAACGCTCTGACCTGCCAATCTGCCTATCTGCCGACCTTCCTGTTCTTACCGAGCGCGCTGGTTTGTGGGCGGAGATGACGGTTCAGAAAGTCATCAATCAGATCGGCAAATCCGCGCGGATGATTTCAGCTTCCAGCCCTGATGAAACGCTGGATGAGACAGCGGTTGAAAACACGCTGCAAGGCCTGTCCGATGGCTACATGGATAACTTCGCGGGCGAGGCGGCAAGGGGCATTACGCGCGTGGCGCGGAGCGAGGCCTTCTACCAGATTCGCGAAGCGCTGGAGGCTCAAGGCTTCCACCAGGTGCGAATCTGCGCCATGGAGCCGCGAAGCTGCGACCCGTGCATCAAGGCGGATGGCACGGAGATCGAGCCGGGTCAGGACCTCTCGGTAATCTGCCAGGGCGGAAATCTCTGCTTGTGTCAGCCCAGCGTGGAGCCGGTGAATTAATCGGGCCATCGGTTCATCGGACCATCGGGTCATTGGAAGGCGGAGGGAAGTGAACATGGAAAATCGAAACTCGAAAGTCGCGTGGCTGATATCGGCGGTAGTGGCGTTTTGCCTGCTGCTTACTGCCTACTGCCTACTGCCAACTCCCAGCGTCCATGCTGATGCCTACAGCTCGCAGCGCATACTGCCGCTCGGGGCGATCATTGACAATCCCACCATCGCGATTGCCGGGGCAACTGCCACTACGGGCGCTACGCCCACAAGCGGCGCGCATCGCGCCGATATCCAGTGGAACTTTGGCACGGTCACCGGCAGTTATGGCACTTGCACGGTGCAGGCCAAGACAAGCTACGACGGCACCAATTTTCTAACGCTGGGATCGGCGGTTTCGGTTACGGCCACCAGCAACACGCTGAACGCGTGGTCGGTCATCGAGCAGCTCGGCACCACCAGCGTTACAAGTGCCACTGCCAGTTCGACGGCGGCACTGGGTTTTGGCGAAACCACCAAGTACACATTTGCGTGTTCGAGCTACGGCACGGGCGCGCCCGTCACCATCTCGGTCGTCTACAAGTAAGGCCGGGCCACGGGTCTCGGGATACGGGACTCGGGGAAACCCCGGTACTGACCTTCGCAAAGGAGAAAACGATGAAGAAGATCACAAGCTTCAAGTCCGTGGCAATGGCATTACTGCTTACTGCTTTCTGCCTTCTACCTACCGCTCTTTTCGGCCAGATTGCGAGCATCTATCAGCCCAACACCACGGAAGCGGTGCAGAGCTGGGGCTGGTCCGCAACCACTGTGGGTGTTTCCGCCACGGCGGTGAACTTTACGTTGATGAACACGGGCGGGGCAACCCTGACTCTGTCGTCCATCAGCATCACGGGGACGAATACCGGCGACTGGTCGGTTGCGACCACTCCTGGAAGCGTCTGCGGCGGCTCGCTGACTGCCGGGTCCACCTGCACGCTTGCTGTGACGTTTACTCCGCAGGCGGCCGGCGCGCGATCAGCTTCCCTTTCAATTGCCGACAATGCTACCGGAAGCCCACAGGTTGTTTTACTGACCGGCACGGGCTCCATGGGAGGCGCGGCCGCGGGGTCGGCATACTCGCAGTTCCTCAGTGAATATACCTTGCCGGCACTAACGGGCGCAGGCACCAGCGCCACCTGCATGGGATGCTCGTCCACCAGCACTCAGACCTACGGAGCCGGCGTGGTTACGATCGGCGTTACCCAGACGCAAATTGCTCCTGGAAACGTGACGCTGAGCGGTGGAGCGTTGAGCAACTGTGCGCCTCCCGCCTACTCCAGTTGCGGCTTCATCTATTGGCCGGGGTCGGGATCCAGCCTGAGTTTCACCAACTCGTTCAATACCGCGGATGCTGCAGGGAACGTCATCGTGACGCTGATGACCACCAACGCGTCCAACGTGCCGGTGGCGGCGTTCCCCTTCTCGGGACAATCAGAAATTTCGCCGCAACTCTTTGAGCTTTCCACGGCGTCGATTTCTCCGGCCGCCACGTCGGCCGCCATTCAAACCGTTGGGCAGGCATTCACTCTCACCGGCATAGCTTCAGGCGAGTATGTCACGCTGATCGGGCAGCCGGCGCCCACGTCCCTCTGTCCGGCAACCAGTGCACGAGCGACGGGGAGCAATTCCGTCACTCTATACTTCACCGTCCTCACGGCTGCGGCCTGCACGCCGGCAGCGGGAGTTTATACGTTCCTGGCAATCAGGTGAGAGCAGGGATTCGGGACTAGGGGTTAGGGAAAGGCAGAGGCATATGGCGAGTGAAATTGAAAGTCGAAAATCGAAAGTCGAAAATACCGCACGGTTCGTCATCATGCTTGCCGACCTGCCTTTCACTGGCAATCTGGTGCGCATTCCCGTTGCGCTCACGGGCCGCTGGGTTAAGAAGTCCGGCCAGGAGATCGACCTCACTGAGGCGATGCTGGATGACCTTGTCACCAATTTTGCCAAGGAAGCCAATGGCGTCAACGTGGATTACGACCACGCCAGCGAAAGCCCATTGCAGGGCCTCCTTGGCCCTTCCCCTTCGGCGGGAAAAGTCACAAAGCTCGACAGCCCGGAATATTTTGGTGAGACCGGGCAGAAGATTGTGTGGGGCTGGTATGAGCCCACGGGAAAAGCTCGGGAGCTAATCGCCAGCAAAGAGTATCGGCAAATCTCTCCCGCAATCAGCCCGTGCCCGGACCGTAAGACTGGCGAGCCCCAAGGCTGGACGCTCACGAGCGTGGCCCTGACAAACAAGCCTGTTATCCAGGAAATGCCGGAGATCCGCCTGGCTGAAGGTGAACTTGAGTTTGTAAGTAGTTCAAACACTGAAAAGTCACTCCGCCTTTCGGCGGAAGGAGGAAAAGTCATGGCTCTACCAAAAGCACAATTGAAGTGCGCCGCCGATGGCACGCATGAGGTGCACGGTCCGGACGGGCCGGCGTTTCAAATCGAGGATAAGCATCTCCGTCAATACTCGAAAGAGCATCTTGATATGTGCGAGGGCGCCAAGGCCAGCGAGGACGCCATACGCATCGCGGTGCTTTCCGAGCTTGGTGGCGGCGATACGGTGAATGTCGCAGATCTGAAGGCGATCATCGAACGCGGCAAGAGTATCGGTCCACTCGAACCTCTTGCGCTAACCATAAAGAAATTCCTGGCGAGCGAAGGAAAGACAACTGAGGACCTGCAGGAAGTCCTTTCTCACGCGATGGCGGCCGGCCGGTCGGCCAATGCGCGCAAGGAACTCACTAAAATCTACCTTTCCGACACGGTTAATGAAGAAGCGGTGGACGCGCTAGAAGACTCCGGAGTCTTTACGCGGGCTGAGCGGCGTTCTGCTGAGCGCGCCCGAAACCATGTGGATGCTGCATTTGGCGCAGGTAAGCTCCTACCCACCGATCGTGAGGTTGCATTTTCGGTGGCGATGAACGATGTGGCGCAGTTTGATAGGTGGATCGAAACGCGTCCGGCGCGCGACCTGTTCAACGCGCGCGGCCTGGGCGGCACAGTTGAGTTCTCAAACGTCCAGGAGGAAATCGCCCAGCGCTCGCAAGCCTTGATGAGCGAGCGGAAACTTCCCAACCTTGCCAAGGCGACGGAAGTGTTGCTGAGCGAGGATCGCGATCTCTACAGCCGCTACCGGCATGCACAGCCGCAAGCTGCGGCTCCAGCGAAATAACGAAAGGCCGGGATTCGGGGTTTGGGGTCGGGGATTAGCCCTAGCCCCTAGCCCCTAGCCCCTAACCCCCGATTGGAGGTTTTAAATGTTTAACAATTTTTCGCGCACGGTGAGGATGAAGCAAAACAAGCGCATCTTCAAGTACTCAGCCCTGGTCAGCGACGCCGGCGACAGCAGTCAGCAGAATGTTTATGCCGACCTGCCTGCCGGGGCAAACGCCGCAGGCTTCATGGGCTTCCTGAACGATCAGCATTTCATCGAGCCGGGCGGCCTCTACTTTGTGCCGCAGGGCACGCCCCCCGAAACGGTGACGGGTACCGTGCCGTCCACTTACAGCCTGGCAGGGCGTAACGCCACCATCGTCACAGCCGGGGATCACTTCGCGATCGCCGCTGCGGCCGGGATCAACGAAGGCGACCTATTGGTGATTGCCGATAGCTACGGGCGCTTGAACAGCATTGTGGGCGCGGGCATCCAGGCGGGCACCACGGCAAACGTGGTGGCTAAAGCCTTGACCCCCTCCGCCGAAGCCGATGACATCATCCGCATCAAGGTCATCGATATGCCGGTGAAGCAGTAAGAACCGGGGGTCGGGATACGGGATGCGGGGTTCGGGTTTTCCCGAGTCCCTAACTCCGAGTCCCGAATCCCGCTCTTTTATGACGCTAGCCTTTGGGCGGATTTGGCGATGTTGGAGCGTCCAGGCCCCATCGCCATTGAGCGTTAGAAGTTGCTGGTAGCACGGGCACTATTGCCTGTGATTGGACACAGCCAGGAGTGGCTGTGCTACCACGCGACACCTGGCAATCTAGTGGGTGAAACATGCCTGACGTATCCATGGCCTATTTCGACCAGGCGCTGAACAATGTTTCGATTGGTTATGACAACCTTGACTTTGTCTCGCCTCTGATCGCTCCCTTCCTTCCCGTCGACGAACCTTCCGGCGCTATCTATGCTTGGGGCCAGGAAGTCTTTGACCTGGAAGAAACCGCCCGCGCTCCCAAATCGGAAGCGAGCGAGGTAGCATCTTACTCGCTGAACGCTTTCCGCTTCTGGTGCCAGGGCCAAGCCAAGAAAGACGTGATTTCCGATGAGCAGCGCAAAATGCTTTCCGCCCTGCCCGTGAACCTGGATTTTACGACGACGAAAAACCTGAACGCCAAGCTCCGTCTGCGCATGGAATACGACTGGCAGGCGATGCTCAAGGCGCAATGCCCCGGCACGACGCTGGCCGGCACGGGGCAATGGAGCGACTTCCAGAACTCTGATCCCCAGGCAGCCGTGGAAGCGCAAAAGCAGAACATTCTGCAGGCCACCGGGAAGTTGCCGGAGTTCTTCCTGGTGTCGTACCCAGTTCACGCCAAGCTGTCCATCCATCCCGTGCTGAAAGACATTGTGAAATTCGGCGGCGGGTCCATTCCTTTCGATGGGATTCTCACCAATGAACAGCTTGCCAAGGCGTTTAAGGTAAATCGCTACATCGTCGCTTCCGCGCTTGTCAACACAGCGAATGAAGGGCAGTCCCCCACCAAGCAGTTTATCTGGGGCAAGGATGCGCTGCTCGGCTACTCGCCCGTGGAATTCAACCAACTCGATCCGCGCCTGGCAGCCACGCCGCGCTGGAGCTTTGGCTTCCCCGACGCCCAGGGCGTCCTGACCAAGCGCTGGAGGGAAGAGAGCCGCACCGCCGACGTGATCGAAGTCCAGATGTGGTACGACAAAACGCTGTTCGTTCCGGCCGCTGGTTTTTATTTTTCCAACGCGTCGGCGTAGCGTTCAGCTGTCAGCGGTCAGTTTAAGGCTCTGGCTGACCGCTGACGGCATCTTCTGTGAGGAGCTAAAACAATGGCGCAATACCAAGTTTTGAAACCTATCGAGAAGAACTGCGTTCACTACGTTCCCAAGGGGCACAAAGGCCCCAAAACAGTCTTGAGCATGAGCCACGGCAAGCCGATTCCTGTGGACGCGTCGGGCACGATCGAGCTAACCGATGATGAAGCCCTGGAGATGACGGGCGGCCAGATCCCGATGGTCAAAGGGCGCCCTGAAGCGTACTGGCGTATCCGCGACAAGCGGGTAGCGGAAGAAGCGGCTGAGGCCAAGGCAATCGCCGATGCCGAAGCGGCAGAGAAAGAGGAATTCGAGCAGTGGAAGGCCGCGAAGACGAAGGCGGCGAAGAAGAAGTAGGCGGTAGCACAGGCACTCTTGCCTGTGATCCAACACAGCCATGAGTGGCTGTGCTACTAGGAGGTTTTACATGGCAGCAGCAATTGGAGCTAGTACGACCGTTTTTACCTTTCGTGATGACCGTTCGCGGTTGGTTCGTCGCGTGCGCCTGGATATTACCGGCCTCGCCAATGGCGCAAACCAGGTGGCGCATGGCCTGGTGATTCCGGGTACCACCACCGCGGCGACGCCGAAAGAAGAAAACGTCCTTTTGACTTCCATCGTCGCGGTCCACCGCACGCAAGCCGCGGACGCCACAAATCTGTATTACACCGTCGATTCCGGCGCTGGCACAACGATCAGTGTATACGTCACGGTCTGAAGAACTGGGATTAGGGGCTAGGGATTAGGGGCTGGGAAAACCAAGCCCCAAAGCCCGATCCCCGAATCCCGAATCCCGAGCTTTTATGTCTTCTTCCAACACAATTCCGGTTACGTCACCATCCGCGGGGTTTGCCGCGTTCTCCGTGGAGCACGGTCTGCCGAGCCCTCCCACCTCCGTTCAAATCACCATGACGGGGCCGGGAGTGATATGGCTGAATAATGCTCAGCCTCCCGATGGGATGTACATCTATCTGGGTGCAAGCGACGCGGGCTTGACAGCCAATATCTACGCCGCCTGTATTGCGCCTCCCTCGACGGGTTATGCGGCCTACACCACGCTGGGGGCGCTGGCGCAGATGTTCCCCGCCTGGACGCGTGGAGCGGCTAACCAACTACCCACCGACGCGGAAGCGCAGCTCATCATCAACGATGTGGCGTCGCGCATCAACGCCGTCATCGGGCGGCGATTCCGTGAAGCAATGAGCGCTGCCGGGTTCTCCAGCGTTATGGCCTTCTCTGCTTCATTTTCAACCGATGCGCTGGGGTTCCTTGAGCAACTTAACCGCTGGGGAGCGGCAATAGAGTTAGCGGAGATCTTCGCGACTTACGGTAACGGCGCCGCAGCTAAGCAGGGCGCGCGCTATGCCACGCGCTTCCAGGCGGACTACAACGAGCTGAACGGAGAGGACGCAAGCGGGAAGCCTAAGCCTGATGGCGGCGACTTTGACTACCTCTTTGATCCCCAGGCTAAGACGCCCACGCCGCGCGCCACAATGTGGGGAATTGCCGGTGGAGACCAGCCGCACCAGACGCTGGAAGAAGAGGGAATGCACTCGAAGTTCGGGCGCGATGATCCGAGAGGGACGTAGGCAGTAGGCACTAGCTGAAAGCTGAGAGCTGATCGTTGATGGCAGATTCTGGACTCAATTTCGGGTTGAACGTCTACGGCGAAGAGCAGCTCCGCTTCGCTCTGCGCGAGATCCCAATTCGCGACTGGACGGAGTGGTGGCCGGCCGCCATCGGCATTATCAAGAATATTCTCCGCGCGCGGTTTGTGGCCCAGGGCGACCGGCCTCCTACTGGTGAGTGGGCGCCGCTTTCGGAAGAGTACGCCAAGCGCAAAGAGAAGAAGTATCCCGGCGCGCCAATTTTGCAGGCTCGTGGCGACCTTTACGATTCACTGGTTTCCGAGTCCGAGCATACGATCAAGGAGCTTGAGGCCACGCGCATGGCGTTCGGCACGGACCTCGCCTATGCCCGTTACCTGCATGACGGCTGGCTTCCGAGTCATTACGGCAGCGGCGGCCGGTTGGGTGCGGCCGTTGAGCATCTGTTTGGCGTGCGCAGCATTGAGAGCCGCGCCTGGCATCCGGACGTGAAAGTGGCCGCCCGGAAGATTTTCGCCTTCATGGTCCCGGAAGATACGCGCAGCCTGCAGCGCAGCGCCATCCGCTGGGCTGCCACCAAGGAACGCAAGCTGGGCTTTCGGGTCCTCGGCTCGGGCGCCGATCCCGGAGAGGCACGCCTGGCGGGAATTGCCGGCTACGAGCAGATCAACGCGGGAATGATGCTGATCGGGCCGGGGCAGGCAGCGATAGCGCCGTAGAAGAGAGGGAACAGGTGACAGGTTACAGGTTACAGAAAAGCCGCGGTTCGCGCGCCCTTACTGTTCCCTGTTCCCTGTCACCTAAAACCTAATCATGAACACCTTGGTTCCACAGAACAATGCGCTGTACGCCGAGCCGCTGGTTGACCAGGTCATTGCGCTGCTTCAGCTCTATTTGCCTCAGGCGTTGCCAATGGCGGGGCTTGATCCGGTGAAGGACCTGCCTTTTGAATTTCACAAAGGCACAACCGAAATTACGCAGCCGGTGTGGGTGGAAGTGACGGTGGGGCCGCTGGAATTTCCCGATTCTTCGCCCCAGACCGTGCAATATACGGCTCCTATCATCGTGAAGATTTTTGTGATCGATCCCAACCCTGACCAGGGGATGCACCGGATTAATCAGTACCTGGTGGCGCTGGACCGCGTGCTGAGCACCATCGAGCCGTCTGACCTCTTGGCCTCACAGTCGATTGTGCTTCCTCCAGGGACGCCCGCGCGGCCCACGACACCTCCCGCTCCAGGGACGGTCAGTGAAGTACATCGCGCGAGCCACCGCCGTGGCCAAGGGCCACCGAGCGAAGCCGGCCCGCGCTGGGCAGGCGAAATTCAGCTTGATGTGTTTATGGAAGAGACGTAAGAACCGCGCCTCGGGATTCGGGGCTCGGGAAACGGGAGGATACAACAATGGCAATCGTAAAAGTTCGCGTTAAGGCGCATGTCCATTTGGCGGGAAAAGAGCACACGGCGGAAGAGCCGGCGCGGTTCGAGCCTGGCCAAACCATCGAGCTTGACGAGGAAACCGCCAAGGCCAGTCCCTGGGCGTTTGAAATTCAGCAGGAGAAGTAGGCGGTAGACGGTAGACGGAATACGGGGAAAGGCCCGTGTCCCGTGTCCCGAATCCCGTATCCCGTTTTGGAGGTTTTGAAATGGCTCTCGGAACTGCGACACCCACTCTGATTCACCAAGGACCCGGCTGGCTCTATCTCAACGTCTGCGCGCCGGCCAGCGGCAAGCGGCACGTCATCGGCGCGGACGGCACTCCCACCCAGCCCGCATGGGTCACGGCAACGCCCGTCACTGCCGGGCAAATGATCCTGGATTCCAACACCACTCCCAACGTCTGGGAATGCACCACGCCCGGCACTACGGGCACTCCCGCTCCTACCTGGGGAGCAACGCCGGCCATCGGCGCCACGGTCACTGACGGCACGGCGGTCTGGACTTGCGTGGCCTTGGCGCCGGCGTACCTGTTTGCGGGCGCGCTGGAAGGCGCCACGGATCTCGACATCGGCTCGAAAATGGAAGAAACCGGAGCCGACCAGGAGACGCTGCCCATCGATGTGGTAATGACCGGCGAAGTCGATTCGATCGGCGTCACCCTGAAAGAGTCGGATTGCAACAAGCTGCAGCTCCTGGTTCCCCATGGCACTTACACCGCTGGCACGGACACCACGCTTCCCACCGGCGCGCAGAATTACGAGGAAATCGCCTTTGGCGGACTCAAGCCTGTGCCCAAGTACGGCGTGCTGCTGATCTCCAAACGCAAGGACCAAACGTCCAAATTCGTGATCTCGCAGATCTACCGCGCCTACCAAGCGGATACGGTGAAATTGCCCTTCCGAAGAGGGAAAGAGACCACGTTCAAAGTAACGTTTAAGGCTATAGCTGACTTAAACAGGCCTGTCTCTGATAGCGGTGGAAAAATATATAGGCAAATTTGATTAATGGGGGCTCCGGAGAGCCCCCGCATTGCGTTGGTATGCATTGCATAGCAGTGCAGTACATCGCTTTGCTCCGCACGGCATGGCAAAGATCGAAAACGTGATGATTCTAAGACTTCCAACTCGTGACTACAAACCTTCCGAACGGCCCGTGTTTTTCCGGCCGGAAGGCCCCCACGCCGACCAGCGTGCCGGCATCGTCCAGAATCGAGTGCAGGATCTCCGGACCGGGAAACAGCCGTTCCTCGTATTCGATATGGAAGCGGGCCTTCCAATTGTTCAACCTGGGACGATGCTGCATCACGCGGCCCTTGGTGGCGGGAATCACCACAGCCCGCGAGTCGATTTGGTAAGTAGTGGTTCCCAGATCGATGTGTTCGGGGGAGATCGTTACACCTCCGCAGACGGACGGAACAGAAGACCTGCGGCCAATTTTGTGAAAGGCTGCTGCTCTACGCATGGCTCCCATCAGGTTTTCGGCGGGCAAGCACAGGTTGCCGCTCCCGTTGTTGCCGGGCATTCGGTAAGCCCCGCGCTCGGCGGTTTCCTCTTTTGTAATCCTCGCGCTAACGCGACTGCTTCTGGACTCGATCTGGTCGCGCGCCTCGTCGCTGAACCGGTGCATCAGCAGCGGCGCGGTACCGGTTATTTCAACCTCAATGCTGTGCATTTTGTATGTCTCCTTAAGGCTTTTAGGTTTTCTCTTAATTCCTTTTGCAAATCTATCATTGACGACTTGGCGAATGTATCCCCCGCGCACGCACGCTCGGCCAGGATTTCAATGCCGGTGCGGAAGAGCATGAGAGTTAATTCGTCATCGTCTGTAAAGGGGGGTTGTGTTTCCGAGGATTTTGGGTTACTTTGCGGGTCAGCTCGCATCGTGGGTACCTCCACTTTGTGGGTTAGGGGTCATTCGGTGTGCAACCACCGGGTGGCCCCGTCTTACCTGTCCACTTTCAATCAACAAAAACCAATTGTCAAGCCAATTCTGGAGGCCCTATGAGCGAGAGAGTCTTCGCCACGGCGGAAGATTTTATGCGCGCCATGCGCGAGGCATTGGAAGACGAGATGCGGCAAGGCAAGCCAGAAACAATTCCTCTTCCATCTAAAGGGCTCATAGTGAGCCTGCGGCACCCAGGCCCTGTCGGAGCGCAAACATTTTTGCGCCTCCATGATCAGGTGTGGAGTGCCTTTAAAGAGGAAAAGAATCAAAACGAAACCCTCGCGCCCGCGGAGAGAAAGTTCGACGCATCTATGGCTTATCAGGATTTCCTGGACCGCGTCTTCAGCGCCATCTTTGTTCGCCCGTCTTATGGGTCGCGGCCTGGTGAAATTGGGCTGCGCGATATCCTTCTACCCGATCTGGCATTTATCTTCCGTTGGTTGGGGGGTGAGATTGTTTCGCGGCCTGATGGCGCCGTGGACGATCTCAAGCCTTTTCCTGGAGGATCAGGAGTTGCTGAACGGGCTGGCGTGGATAGCGAGCGAGAGCCACTGCAGGCCAAGTGCACTACTGGAGCTGCGGGGAATGGCAGCATTTCGGATTGACCGAGCGGCGGCAGAAGCTCGCGGCCGTAGCCTGGACCGAGCGGTTGAGGGTGAAGAAAACGTGATCCAATGGTGAAAGTTAATCCTCAAGCAGGGAAGTCTCTTTGGCAGGCGCGATTGCGGGTGCCTGCTGATGCGTACTCAACGTGCGACGTTCTGTGTTTTCGGCAATCGTTTTGAGGTATCCCACAGCCCTGAAGAAATAGATGAAGAACATGCCCCCAAGGATTAGAAGGCCGAAACAGAAGAGAAATGCGACAGAATCACTATTGTTTTTAAGGAAACTGATGGCGTCCATGGCGATCCCCCCTAGTCCTAATCTTACCAGATTTCACCTGAAAGAGGTGTGTTGTGGGTGATTCTGTTTTAGGACTCCTTTTCACGATATCCGCTGACCCATCCTCTGCAGTTACGACGATGGATGAGTTTGAGCAGCAGTTTGGGAAGTCGGTCAACAACTTAGGGAATAAATTTGATTTGCTCCCTGACAAGATCGACCCTCCTTTAAAGGAATCTGGCCAGAAATTCGAAGAGTTTGGGGAACAGGCAGAAAAAAGCCTGATGAACTCCCATCAGTCAATACATTTGCTGGCACAGGAATTAGGAATCCACTTGCCCCGCGCCGTGGTTGGCGCCATTAGCCACATTAAGATGCTGGAGGGAGCTTTTCGTATAGCAGCCGAAGCCGGGTTAACGCTGTTTGCAATGCGCGAGATTGCGGAGGCTGTGGAAAATTGGGACAAATTCAAGGATAAAGTCACTGAGATCGTCGGCCCGATCTCGCAGGCGGAAGCAGATACGCTTCACTGGCTTGGGCTGCTGGGGGATTTCACCTCGGAGACATCGAAGAAGGCGCAGGATGAGCAGAAAGGCATAGAAAATCAACACAAGATCATCCTGGGGATGCTGGACGCGGAAGAGAAACTTAAAGAAGTTCACCTCTCCGGCGCGGCCCTAATCAAACAGCAGAACGATTATGCCATCGAGCGTGGGAAAATCGAACGCGTCAACGTCGCCGCAGAGGATCAGTACTTTATCGATCGTACGAATCGGGCGAAAGAAGAGCTTGCGCAGCAAAGACTGAACTATGCGTATGACGATGAAATCCAGGCGGCAGCGAGAAAGGCTGCACAGGATGCAAAGACTGCGCACGCTGAGAGGTTGGAAGCCATTCACAAAAAATGGGAGGCTCAGAAGCAAGTACATGAGTGGCAGGCCAAGGCGCGGGCTGAGGCAGGACAGCAACTGGCGAAAGAAGCGGCGTCACTTGCCGAAGCGGCAAAGCAGCAGCAGTTCCTCAACAAGTTGGAGTTGGACGAGGTTAATCTCCTCATCGAGCTGAACGGCCAGTTCTCGCGCTTGGAAACGGTTGGGCGTCAATCGCAGCTTGGGCCTCAGATTGAGGTAGAAGCTACGGCCACCAAGCACCTTAGCGATGCGCGTAAGACGTTGATTGCCATCACCCAGGACGCCACCCGAATATCGGGAAGCTGGTCGGAGGCTTTAGAGCGGGAAAAAGAGGCGATTGCTGACAACATGAGCGCCGAACTCGAAAGCATCGCGACGACGGCGGCTGGAATTATCGGCGGGAGAAAGGCTGTGGCCGCCGTGGAGGGCGCGTACGATGCGGCAAAGGCGATTGAATTTGCCGCACAGTTTATAGGGAGCTGGGGAACTGATGTGGCGGCGGGACTTGCCGCCGTGAAATATGGATTGGCGGCTGAGCAGATGTTTGCAGTCGCGGGTAGCAGCGGCGGTAGCCATGGCGATTATGGCGGTGGTTCAGGTGGTGGTGGAGGCAATAATTCGCGCTATGGCGGTGGGTCCGGTAGTGGCGCCGCCACTCCTGGCGGCGGATCTGGCGGCGGCGCGGGAATGCCTGGGTCAGGCAACGAAATCCATCTTCACCTGGAGGGCCCGGGGTGGACCCAGGACAGCGTTGTTCAACTGATGGCTCAGATGAGCACGCTTGCCAAAAACGGCCAGGGAGTGTTGACCTCCTCAAACTCCTGGTATAGCGGGGAAAAACTCGGATGAGCGTCGGGACGCGGGATACGGGACTCGGGACGCGGGAAGAGCTTCGCAACGCTGAAGTGGTGCGCTGGTTGCCCCTGGTCCACAAGATTGCCAACCGCTTCTTCCACTCCGGGCGCCCCCTCTACGGCATGGACCGTAACGACCTTTTCCAAATCGGTGTGCTGGGCCTCATCAAGGCAGTGGAAAGCTCTGACAGCGGGAAAAGCATTACCTGTTTGAGCTACTACACCAAGGCAATTTACTGGGAGATGAACGGCGCGTGCGTCAATGCCAGCCACTCCGGCTACACCGACCGGATTGAGTATACGGAAATCACTGAAGAGATGCATCCCAGCGCCAACCCGGAAGATCGCCTGGTGGCGGAATTGTCGATCGATTTCCTTCTTTGTATCCTGGGGCGTTTGGAGCAACTGGTGATAAGAGGAATGCTTCAAGAGCTGCTTGATTCGCAACTAGCAAAGGATCTGGCCCTTTATCCCACGTCGATAAAACGCATCCGGAAGCGCGCCTTGGCAAAGATGCGGTGCGCGGCTTTTCCCGAGTCCCGAATTCCGTATCCCGAATCCCGTACCCCGGTCGCTCAATGGTCCCTTTAACCACTAACTGGCAAAACGCGGCCGCTGGCGCTCTGAAGCCCCGCCACCTGGTTACCATCCAAAATCCCGATGGCTCGACGCTGATTCAGGTCTCAAAGGAGGTTTACGATCCCACCGCGCCCGCCACTTGCGTGAATCATTGGATTAACGATATGAGCGGCGGAGGAACCAAGGGCGACATTCTGAGCGGCAATGGTTCGAATAACGCGCTCAGCGTGGGCGTTCTCGACAAGAACCTGGCCATCACCAACCTGTTGGAATCCCACACACTGGAAGGTCTGACGGCCACTGTGACCACCGGCTTCCCGGGCCTTGCGCTGGCGGATTTTGCGCCTTTCGGGACCTACGTCATCGATGGTTTCAAGACCGACAAATCGAACCTGCGATACACCCTCAACTTTCGCGATCCCGGCCTAAAGATGCAAAATTTGGTTTACCTGCTGGGCGACGATGGCTGGCAGACGTCGAGCGATAACCCATACACGCTGGAAGGCAGTCCCATGGCCATCCTGCTCGATGTGCTGCAAAACCAGCTAGGGTTGCCGGCAGGCAGCATCAACACTACTGCCATTGCTAACTATCAAAACAACCTTTTCGCCCCATTGACGATGCGGTTTTCGTTGACGCAATCGCCGCAGGCGCTGGCATTTTTGCGGCAGGAAATCTTTTCCCCACTGGCCGGGTATGGCTTCTGGAATTACGCCGGCCAGTACACGCCCTACTATCCGCTGCCATTGGGCGCGCCGGCCGCTCCGTTTGTGCTGAACACTCGCAACATCCTTTCGCCGATCCCCACGCTCGATCAGGGGCCGTTCGTGGCCAGCCTGCTGACGATGATGGATTACGACGGCCAGAACTACCCTACGAGTGTTGGTAATGCCTACGGCCCGGCCGAGACCGCGTATGGCCTGCAGGACCTCACCACCAAGCAGTCGAGAGGACTCAAGAGCGCTGATGGCGGCGTGCTTTTCGCCATGCTGGCGCAGCAGGCTATGTTCCGGCGCTACGGGATGAAGCCCTGGGTGTTGACGGTTCGTTGCCCATGGAACTGCATGGCGCCTGGAATTGGCG